AGCTATTATTCAATATTTAACTGGTGAAGAACCAATGTTACCTGGTCCAGATTTTCCAACGGGAGGGGTTATTATTAATTCTAAAGACATCCCCGCCATTATGAAAACAGGACATGGTAGCGTTAAAATTCGTAGTAAATTTGAAATTGATAAACAAAAAATTATCTTTACAGAAATTCCATATGGAACAACAATTGAAGAATTAATGACTGAAATTGGTGAAGTTTCTGATTCAAAGGAAATTGATGGTATTGATAATATTCGCGACGAATCTAATAAAAAAGGTGTTAGAATTGTCATTGAATGCGATAAAGGCACTAATCCTGCAAATATTGTAAATAAACTTTTTGCAAAAACAAATTTGCAGAGTTCATTTAGCTATAATCAAGTTGCTCTTGTTGATAAGGTGCCAACTGAATTAAATCTTAAAGACTGTATTAAAATTTATGTTGACCATAATATTGAGTGCATCAAAAGAGAAACTAAATTTGATTTAGACAAAGCTATTAATAGACTTGAAATTGTTAATGGTTTGTTGCGGGCACTTGAGGATATTGACAACATCATAGCGCTGATTAAAGGCTCTGAAAATGCGACTGCCGCAAAAGAAAACTTAATTAAGAAATATCAATTTACAGAAAATCAAGCTAAAGCAATTTTAGCTATGAGACTTTCTTCTCTTGCAAAACTTGAAAAAGTTGAGTTAGAGGAAGAGCAAGGAGCTTTAGAAGATAATATTAGAAGTTTAAATCAGATTTTATCTTTTGAAGATTTACAAAAACACATTTTAAGACAACGATTAAGAGATTTAGTTTTGAAATATGGTGATACTCGCCGCACAGAATTAACTAATATTGAAATTAAGCCAGAAGATAAAATTATTGAAGAAGTTATTCCAGAAGATTGTGTTGTAATTCTTTCTCAAACTGGAGATATTAAACGTGTACCTAAAAATAATTTTAAAGTACAACGAAAAAATGGAAAAGGTGTTAAGACAAAAGATGATATAATTATGTCTACCATCTCTACTAATACTATTGATAATCTTCTTCTTTTTACTAAAAAGGGTAAGATGTTTAAAATTATTGTAGATGAAGTACCAGTTGGAACAAATACATCAAAAGGCATCTATGTTGGAACTTTAATCAATATGGATCAAGATGATGAAGTAATTGCTATTACTTCTCTAGCAAGAAGTAATACTTCAAAATATGTAGTATTTTTTACTAAACAAGGATTAATGAAAAAGACACTTCTTGATGAATATACAAAAGTAAAACGAAGTACAGGAATTGCCGCAATTAAAATTAATGATGGTGATTCTATTGCTAATGTTGAATTTATCAATGAAGAAGATATACTTGTAATTACAAAAAATGGCATGTCTATTCATTTTGAAAGTAAAAATGTTAATCCTATTGGTAGAGTCGCGGCAGGTGTTAAAACTATAAAATTAGATGAAAATGATGAAGTTGTTGTAGGGCTTCCAATTCATTCAGATAATGATACTGTTGCTATTTTTTCTACAAAAGGATATGGCAAAAAGACTTCTATTAAAGAATTTACAGTTCAGGGTAGAGGCGGAAAGGGATTAGTAATTTATAAACCAAGCGCTGTATATGGACAAATTGCTGGTGCAACAGTTGTTTTAAATAATGATACAATTCTTCTTACTGGCCAGCCAAGTTCTATATGTATTGCCGCAACAGATTTACCTTTATTAACTAGAACAAGTTTTGGTAATATTATGATAAAATCAAATATTTCATCTATTGTAAAATTTTAATAATGAGGGACTTTTGTCCCTCATTTGCTTTTTATAAAAAAATATATTATAATATAATTATAAAAAATAAAGGAAATAAAACCATGAAAGAATGGACAGTCAGAAGTTTAATAGATGAATTAAATAGATTAACTAAACTTTATGATGCAGGTTGCCCAGAAATTTCTGATAAAGAATGGGATGCATTATATTTTAAATTGCAAGAAATGGAAAAAGAGACTGGTATTATTTATCCAGACTCTCCAACTCAAAATATTCATTTTGAAAAAGTATCTGAATTAAAAAAAGTTAAACATAATCACCCAATGCTTTCTCTTGATAAAACAAAAAACATTGAAGATATAAAATCTTTTGTTAATAGACACAATTGGATTGCTATGGCAAAGATGGACGGTTTAACCTGCTCTTTACGATATATTGATGGTAAACTAATTTCCGCAGAAACAAGAGGTAATGGGATAGAAGGGGAAGATATTACTCATAATGCTTTAGTAATTCCTTCTATTCCTAAAAAAATTGATTATAAAGACGAACTCATTGTTGATGGAGAAATTATTTGCACTTATAAAAATTTTGAGTCTTTTAAAGATACATATAAAAACCCTCGAAATTTTGCAAGTGGAAGCATAAGATTATTAGATTCAAAAGAATGTAAAGATAGAAATCTTACTTTTGTCGCTTGGGATGTAATAACTTCTTTTAAAACAGAAGGATTGGCATCAAAATATTTAAGCGTAGAATTAAATATTTTAAAAGAATTTGGTTTTACAGTGGTTCCATTTTTTATTAATGGAGATGCAACAGATTTAACTTCTATTGAAACATATATTAAAAAAATTAAAAAAGATTGTGAATTTTTATCTTATCCTATTGATGGCATTGTTTTTAAATATGATGACATTAATGAGTATAATGCGGCCGGCCGCACAGATCATCATTTTAAAGGGGGGTTAGCATATAAGTTTTATGATGAAACGTATGAAACAGAAGTAAAAGATATTGAATGGACAATGGGAAGAACTGGACAACTTACTCCAGTTTTGATTTATAATGATATTGAAATTGATGGTGCAATTTGTAATAGAGCAAGTCTTCATAATATTACCATTATGACGCAACTTATGGGTGAAGCTTTTCCAGGTCAAAAAGTATTTATTTATAAAGCTAATCAAATTATTCCTCAGGTAGAAAGCGCACAAAGAGATAATCTGAAACACATTCCTGTAATTGAAATTCCTAAAATATGTCCTTATTGTGGTAAGCCAACAAAAATAAAAAAAGAAAATGACAGTGAGGTGTTATATTGTACAAATGAACAATGCGAATCGCGATTAGTTAATAAATTGGATCACTTTTGTGGGAAAAAAGGACTTGATATTAAAGGATTATCAAAAGCAACTCTTGGAAAATTTATTGAATGGGGATGGGTAGAATCTATAGAAGATTTATATAACTTATCCAATGCACATGGGATGGAACTTATACAGAAACCAGGTTTTGGAGTTAAATCAGCTGCTAAAATTTTAAATGCAATAGAGGACTCAAAACATACAACTCTTGATGCTTTTATATCTGCGATTGGTATCCCCCTCATAGGACGAGCAGTTGCAAAAGATTTAATAAATTATTTTGAAACATATGAAGATTTCCGCAATGCAATTGATGATAATAAATATGATTTTTCCATGTTAGATAATTTTGGAGAAGAAATGAATAAAAGTATTAAAAATTTTGATTATGCGGAAGCTGATAGAATTTCTAAATTTTTAATCTTTGAAGCCCCTGTTGTTAACAACGTTCAAATAAATAATAATCTTACAGGAAAAACTATAGTTATTACAGGAAAACTTACTACATTTAAAAATAGAGCTGAATTAAAAGCTGTTATTGAAGCTCATGGTGGAAAGGTGTCTGATTCTGTTTCTAAAAAAACAGATTTATTAATTAATAATGATATAAATAGTGCATCATCTAAAAATATTACCGCTGAAAAGTATGGCATACCAATTATTTCAGAACTAGATTTTATGAAACAATACATTGAAAATTAAAAAATTTTTTAATATAATATAAATGTAAATAAGATGAATAGTTACAGAAAAGTTGTTTTTGTTGAGCAAGCTAAAAAATTTAAAAATTAATATTTTTATTCACCAAATATTTTTGACATTATAAAAAATTTTTAGTATAATAAAAATACAGGTGATAAATATAAAATTCATCTTAATAAAATAAATTATTTTAAAATATAAGGAGAAAAAACATGTTAAAAGAGAATAGTAAGATTGTTTATGATTTTGTAAAGGCACATGACGGTGAGGATTTTACTGCACAGGATATTGCAGATGCGACCGGACTTTCTGTAAAGTCAGTTAATGGTATTGTAACTTCTGCTTTCCAGCGTCATAAGGATGCTGATAAGAATGAGGTTCCGCTTATGGTCCGTGTCCCCGCAGAGATTGAAGATCCTAGCACTGGTCTTCATAAGGCAATTAAGTTTATCCAGCTTACAGATGCAGGTCGTGCATTTGATCCAACTGCTGAAGACTAATTTAATTATATAAATTTAAGGGGTTGGATACTTTTTATCCAACCTTTTATTTTTATATGGGAGAATTAAATATGATATTATTAATATTAAGTCTTATATTTTTAATATATGGTATATTTTTTTTCTATAATGCTAATCAAATAAAAATTAATAAAAATCAATAGCAAGAATAGTATAAGTAGCAATTAGAAAAAGAAATTTATACTTTGCAAATTGATAGAAATAATTTAATTTATTCAGAAAATCAACAAAAAGAACAATTAAATAAAAAATTATTACAATTTCAATAGTAGCGCAAAAAAGAACTAAATGCAGATTTATAGAAAGAAAAAGAATTAATTAAATTAAATCTTTAGAAAATTAATAATCAAGCTTCTCAAGAAATTAAGATTATTAATTGTGATTTAAACAACATTAGATAGTCTGCTATGAGATAGCAATAGCAAATACAAAATGACATTAATGAATTGCGGGCTTCGCTTAGTGCTGGCGTCCAAGCGCGCCTCCGCGAGCAAGAAAAGAAAGATAAATTAAATTTTTATAAACTTTCAATTAATGAAACAGATTTAGCTGATGTAAAAATGTTATAGAATTTAAAAGCCTCTTTTCATAATCCTATTGTTTTAAGTAAGCTTATATGGACTCAATATTTTCAAAAACAGATGACATAGTTGTGTGATAGAGTTTTTGGTAAAAAGCCTCTTTCTGGTATTTATAAAATTACTGATTTAATTACAGAAGAATGCTATATTGGCCAAAGTGTTAATATACAAGAAAGAATGAAACAACATTGTAAATGCGGTTTGGGAATTGATGCATCTGCTACTAATAAATTATACAATACCATGCAAAGAGATAAGGTTTGGAATTTTACTTTTGAATTATTAGAAAAATGTTCTAAAGATTTATTAAATGAAAAAGAAAAGTTTTGGATATAGATGTATCAGAGTAATAAATTTGGTCTAAATACAACGAAAGGGAATAAAACATGATAAAAGTATTTAATTTAAATACAAATGGTAAAATTGAATTAACAAAAAAATAGTTAGAGTAGCTTTTAAATGAAAGTTATTGGGAAGGTTATAATAAAAAAAATACTTATGTATACACCTCCCCATATACTGATAATCCCCCTTATTATTATTATAGATGTTCTAATCTTACTACTGATAGCATTACTGTTTCAACATCAACAGGGGAGGAATAAAAAATGAAATTTGAAAATACACAAGTTTGGGGTTTTGAACATGCCATTAGAGGTATGAGAAATCCTAAAAATAGTTGGGATAAAAGTGATAGTTTTTTTGGAATTGTGGATTTAAGTTATGTAAGTGAAGATATGGAAATTGCAGATAAATGGGTCAAGGCTTTTCATCCTGATTTTAATTGGCCAGAAGAATTTACCGATGAAGGCTGTTATTTTGCAGAGTTATACGCTGATAAACTTGTTGAAAATGGAACTTTAAGATTAAATGATAATGTTGCTGATTTGGCTTTTATCGGTCCGCAGGACATGAAACTAGCTCAGACTCTTATTAAAGCTGGTCCAGAACACCGCAAGTTTTTACGTCAAATTTTTGTATCTGTTGATATTACTGCTCCAATTTATTGGTGGAAGGAAATGGATACTTATAAAGTATCTACCGTAGCTAATAGTACATCTACAATGCATAAATTAACCAGCAAACCTATTACTCTTGAAAGTTTTGAAATTGATGATTTTAATTCAGCCGCAGTATATTATGAAGTTCCTGGTGCTCAAAATGATGTTGGTATGTTCGCGGATTTTATGATTGAACAACTTGAATTTCTTCGTCAAAAATATCTTGAAACAAAAGATAAAAAATATTGGAAAGAATTGGTGCGGTGGCTGCCAGAAGGTTGGTTACAAACTAGAACCTGGACTGGAAATTATGAAACTCTTCATGTCATTTGTCATCAAAGAAAAAACCATAAATTAAATGAATGGAGCGGACAGGATGATCCATTTAATAATAATTTTATTAAATGGTGTCGTTCTCTCCCTTATGCTCAATATTTTATTTTTGATGATGAAAATATTCCTTTTCAAATTGAAAAATAAAAAATAAAATGTTATAATATAATTACAAGATGAAATTATATTATAAATGAAAAGAGAAAAATTACAAATGACTAAGAAAGAAAGATTTATTGAATTTGTTAATGAAATTATGGATGCAGCCATGGTAAATGCATGGGACGATGCAACAAAAGAAGCTTGGAAAGATGCTTTTGATTTTTTTGAAGATTTAAAAAATAATAAAGTAAAAAATTCAGGAGCCATGACAGAAAACGGTAAGAAATTGCTTTCTTGGATGCAAGAGAATGTAGATACAATGAATAACTTGTTTACATCCAATGAAGCCGCGGAAGCTCTTTTTACCTCAGGTCGTTCCATTGCTGGCTCTATGCGTAAACTGAAAAATGATGGGTATGTTGAAAAAACTGGTAAGGATCCAGTTCGATACTCACTTACAGAAGCTGGAAAAAATTATCAGTTTGACAATTAAAAAAAATTTTGTTATAATATAAAAGTAAAAAGTTGATTTAATAAGGAGAAAATAAATGAAAGCAAACGCAAAATTTATTAACACAGAAAAAATTGAAGGATATGTTTATAGTACAGGTAGTAATTTTAATCAGCTTTCTGAAAGGGTTTCTGGAGAAAATTCAAAAAATCCTGGTACTAAGTATATTGCAGGTGACCTTGATATTGTCGTAGATGAGGCTGGTTTAAATGTAATCACCGTTCATTATACTTATGTAACTGAAACTTTAAAGAGTGGTCAAACTAATAACACTTATGTTGCGCTCAAGAGAATTATTGATAATCCCGATAAAACTTGGGTAAATGGCGGCAAGGATAATGCATTTAAGGTTCAGTGTACTGGAGCTGCTATTGCACTTAATGATTTTATTGCGGGAGATGGTTCTAAGGTTGCAGCAATTAGAAATGAAAATGGTTTTTGTTCTATTGTAAATGAACTTGGGCCGGAGACGGAAAGAAATACTTTTACAGTAGATATGCTAATTACAAAAGTAACCCATATTGACGCTAATCCTGAAAAAAATATTACAAAAGATTTTACAACCGTTAGTGGTGCTATTTTTGGATATGGTCCAGTACTTCTTCCTGTATCTTTCGTTGTTCATAATGAAATGGGAATGAATTATTTTGAGAATCTTGATATTACTCCTTCCGATCCAGTTTTTACAAAGGTTTGGGGACATATTAATTGTATGACCATTAAAACGGAGAGGACAGAAGAGTCTGCTTTTGGTGAAGCAGCAGTCCAAACATATGAAAGAAAAAATCGTGAATATGTTATCACTGGCACCGCAAAGGTTCCTTATGATTTTAATAATGAGGAAGTTCTTACAGCAGCGGATGTAAAGAAAATGAGTCAGGATCGTCAGGTTATGCTAGCAGAGGTTGAAAAGAGATATAACGAACGCCAAGTTAATAAGGCTACGAATGGAGTTAATTTCAATGCGGCAGCCGCAACAAAAGCTGCTCAGACTGTGCCTGAAGGTGGATTTGTGTTTTAATAAAAGGGGGATTAATCCTCCCCCTTTTCTTTTTAAAGAAAGGATATTATAATTATGGCAGATATTAATATTTTTAATATTCAACCACACCAGGTTAGTCGAAATTTAAGAGGTTATTCTATCTTTTTTTATGGCTAGCCCAAGAGTGGAAAAACAACGACAGCCTCAAAATTTGAAAAAAATCTTCTTTTAGCTTTTGAAAAAGGATACAATGCTATTCCTGGGGTTATGGCTCAACCAATTAATAATTGGGCAGAATTTAGAAAAGTTCTTCGTCAGTTAAAAGATCCAAAGGCTAAAGAAATGTTTTATACTATTACCATTGATACTACAGATATTGCTTATGATTACTGTACAAAGTATATTTGTGATAATGCACTTCGCCCAGATGGCGGCTATGGAGTTGATAGCATTAGTGACATCCCATTTGGAAAAGGTTATGGATTAGTATCAAAAGAATTCGATGAATGTCTTAGATCTATTGTAATGATGGATTATGGTCTTATTCTTATTTCCCATGCCACTGACAAAGTTTTTAAAGATGAGGCGGGAAATGAATACAACAAAATTGTTCCAACCCTTGATAAAAGAGCCAACAATATTGTAGCTAGAATGGCCGACATTATTGGATATTCAAGAATTGTTACAGATAAAGATGGTAATAATTTAACAAAACTTTTTATGCGAGGCACATCTCGTTATGAAGCTGGATCAAGATTTAAATATACTCCAGATTATATTGATTTTTCTTATGATAATCTCGTGACTGCAATTAGTGATGCAATAGATAAACAGGCACAAGAAGATGGAAAAGAATTTTTTACAGATAAAAAGAACAATCTTTATAAAGATACAACCCAAGATCTTAATTTTGATGAACTTATGAAAAATTGTAATAATCTAATTAAGGAAATGATTGATAATAATTCAGATGATGTCTTTAAAGAATTTTATCAGCCTCGAATTGTACAGATTACTGATCGTTACCTCGGTAGGGGCCAGAAGATGAGTCAATGTTCTCGTGAACAAGTTGAAGCTTTATCTTTGATTTATGATGATCTCCTCTTACTTTCCAAAGAGACAAAATCAGAATAATTATAAATATATATAAACTTGTCAAAGGGCTACAATACTTTGACAAGTTTTCTTTTTTTTGTTATAATATAAATAGAAAAATATTTAAAAAGGAGATGTTGTAAATGTCACATCGAGTAAAATGTTTATATTGTGGTGAACAATTTGATAGAGATATTGAACCGACAAAACAAATCTCCGCACGTAGATACGCTCATATGAAATGTTGGGAAGATCATGTAGCCAATATGTCTCAAGAGGAAAGGGATATTGAGGCTTTTTATGATTATACAAAAAAATTATTTGGAGAAGATTATAATTATATTTTAACTAAAAAGCTTGCTGAAAGATATGTTAAAGAAAATAACTATACATATAGTGGTATGTTAAAAACATTGAAATGGTATTATGAAAAAGAAGGTAATTCTTTAGATAAAAGCAATGGTAGTATAGGTATTATTCCTTACGTTTATAAGCAAGCATTAAATTATTATTATGCGTTATATCAAGCACAGTTAGTAAATCAAGAAAAAGATATTTCCAATTTTACAATATCAAAAGAAAAAGTGGTAGAAATTGAATCGCCGCGAGTGTACGTGCGGCCGCCGCATATGTGGCTAGAAGAGGAGGATAATGAATGAGTTCAAAGTATGTTGATGTATCTGCAAATATGCAAGTAATTGGAGATGTTTTCATCAATCCTTCTCTTTTGGATTTAGAAGATAAATATAAATTTAACGAACAAGATTTCCCACAGGAATTTCATAGAATTTTATTTGGTTCTATTTATAATCTTCATCAACTTGGGGCGAAACAGATTTCTATTGAAGATATAGAAAAATATCTTGAACAGCGTCCAAAAAAGTATGCAATATATAAAGTAAATAAAGGCTCTGAATATTTAGAAAATATTAAAGAAATGTGCCAACTGGCAGCTTTTGATTATTATTACAACCGCATGAAGAAAATGACTCTTTTGCGAATGTATAATAAAAATGTTGGCATGGATTTATCATGGTTATATGATCCAGATAATATTTTAGATGTAAAGAAAAAAGAGGCTCAAGAGACCTGGTTTGATAATACTCCTATTACTGAAATTGCTAATGTTATTAATGATAAAATTGATGAAATAAAAGCAAAGTACATTGATAACTCAGAAGATGGAGTAATTCAAGCGGGAGATGGTGCATTAGCACTTCTTGAAAGATTAAAAACAAATCCCGAAATCGGTTATCCTCTTTATGGAAGATTAGTTAATGCAGTTCATCGAGGAGCAAGATTAAAAAAGTTTTATTTGCGGTCTGCGGCTACTGGCGTCGGAAAAACGCGTTCTATGATCGCAGATGCTTGTTCTATTGCTTGTAATAAAATTTATAATCTTGAAACAAAACAATGGGAAGATAATGGAACTCGTGAACCAACTCAGTTTATTACCACAGAGCAGGAAGAAGATGAAATTCAAACTATGATGATTGCTTTCCTGTCTGGAGTAAATGAAGATCACATTCTTGAAAACACATATGTTGGAGATGAGTGGGAGCGAGTAAGCGAGGCCGCCGCCATTCTTTCAAAAAGTCCTTTATATATTAAAAAATTACCAGACTTTTCACTCCAAGATATTGAAAATACAATTAAATTTGGTATTCGTCAATATGGCGTGAGATATGTTTTTATGGATTATATTCATTCAAGTATGAAAATTCTTAGCGAAATTAGTTCAAAAGCTGGAGTTAAAGGACTGCGAGAAGATAATATTCTTTTTATGATTAGTGTAAGAATTAAAGACTTATGTAATCAATATGGTGTATTTGTTATGTCTGCAACTCAGTTAAATGCAGATTATGTATCAGCTCAACAATATGACCAAAATCTACTTCGTGGAGCAAAAGCTATTGCAGATAAAATTGACTGTGGTATGATTATGCTTCAAGTTAGCCAAGATGATAGAGAAGCATTAAAAAATATTGTTAATTCTATGGGTATTGAAATGCCTGATATAAAAATTTCTATTTATAAAAATAGAAGAGGAAGATATAAAGATATTCTTCTTTGGTGTAAATCTGACAGAGGAATATGCCGTATTGATCCTATATTTATAACTAATTATAATTATGAATTAATGGATATTGAAGATTTAAAAATTAAAGTTACACCTAAAATAGAAGCAAGTGCATTTTAATATGAAAAAATATAAAAATTTTATTATAAATAGAATCTTATGCCCACATTTTTATTGGGAAGAAGCAAGCCCATTTTTATACTGTTCTTTTGGAAGAGGCGTTATTGTTTGTAAAAATTGTGGAAAAATAAAATTTATAGAACAACTAAAAGATTATGAAATTATTTTATAAAGGAGAAAATATGATTATTTGTGGTTTTCCTGGGGTTGGAAAATCTACCTTAGCAAAATTTTCTAATTGGGTAGATTTAGAAAGTACCCCATTTGAGAAAGATTGGGTTCGTTATGCAAAAGTAGCAAAACACATGAGTGATAATGGATATAATGTTATGGTGTCTACTCATCCTCAATTATTAGAACAATTTGAACAAATGGAAGTAAGATATACTGTTGTAATACCTCCTTTTACTGATGTTTCTATCTACAAAGATAGATATATCAAAAGAGGAAATAATATTGATTTTACTGCCTTAATTGAAAAAAATTGGGATAAATGGATTGGAGATATTATAACAAAATCTTCAGTTAATAAAACTGTTGTAATATTACCAAAGAATGGCTGTTTACAAGCATATATTGAAAGATATAAAAATATATGATAATTATTCTTTTTATTTTAATTTGTTTATTTATAATTTTTTCAGTATTATTAGCAGAAAGTTTATATAAATGGGCAAAGGGATAAATGTAATTGCAAAGCAGCATCCAATTATAAATTCTTTTGCTATGATATTACATTAAGGAGAAAGAATGGTAAAAGAAGATTTTACAGAAGAAGAATATACATTATTAAAAATAATGTTTACTAATATGGAAAATACAATTAGAATGGCAAATAATTCTAATACATACTTTGAATTAGATGCCAATGCCTTATTTACTTTAGCAGAAAAACTTGACATTATTAATTTATATTGTAATTGGTAATTATGTATAAATATGATAAAAACACATTAAAAGAAAATTTAACAATAGAAGAAGTATTTGATCTTGTAAGTGAGTTAGGTGGAGAACCTATATTAGATAATAATTTTTTAAAATTATTACCTAAAAATATTGAAAAATATGACATTATAATGGATGATTCAAAAATTTTTATTATTCCAAATCCATTTTCTAAACCAATAAAAATTATTTTTGAGAATAAATAAATATGTATAAATATAACAAAGAAGAATTAAAAAAAGAATTAACTTTAGAACAAATCTATGATTTATTAACAGAATTAGGAGCAGAGCCAATTCTTAAAGATAACTGTATTATTTGCAAAACAATATGTCACAATAATGATTTGGCTAATGCAAGTCATAAGCTTTACTACT